GCTCCCGAAAATAGCATGAACTTTAATGTTCAACAATATATGGGGCCTACAGGTATCTGTGAAAAAGCCAAATGGGCAAGAAAATGCAAAGCTACATGGAATGGTGTAACAAATGCTGGTTATGTGCTTCAAAAAGTATGTGGGTTTGAATAACTTCACCAAAATATTATATGGTTTACCCTAGACAATTAAAAATAATTTTATATATATATATAAACTTAAAATTATTATAAAGATTATAAAATTAGTATAATAATGGAATACATAAATTTTAATAATCTTCTCGGTAGAGAACCTATAATTAATGAAATAACAACATTTTTAAATAATTTTAATAAAAATAAGTTTGATTTATCAAATAAACGATGTGTATATTTGTATGGTCCTCCTGGTATTGGTAAAACTTATTTTATCAAAGATATTTTAAATAAATTAGATTACGATGTCATTATGTATGATTCGGGAGACATTAGAAATAAATATGTTATGGATACACTAACTCAAAATAATATAACTGATATTAATATCATTTCTTTACTAAAAAAAAAGAAAAAACCTCTTGCCATAATTATGGATGAGATTAATGGAATGAATAATGGGGATAAAGGAGGGATTAATGCTCTCATTAAAATAATACGTCCCAAAAAAACTAAAAAACAAAAATTAGAAGAATACTCTTTTATTCCTATTTTTTGTATTGGAAATTGTCATATTGATAAAAAAATTAATGAATTAATTAAAGTTTGTCTGAATATACCATTTCCGGTACCTACATATAATCATATCTCAAATATTATTCAAATATATATGCCTAAAATATATAATAATAGTGAATTACTATCTAATATTATTAAATATATACAAAATGACTTAGGTAAATTAATTTTAATAGAAAAAATTTATACAAAAAATTTTGATATATTATTAAACAATGAAATATTATCACTTTTAATATCAAAAACTCTTACGGTAGATAGTAAAGATATTGCCAAAAGTCTTATTAATGAAAAACACCATATGCAAAATCATAATAAAATTATGACAGAAACAGATAAAACGATTGTTGGTTTATTATGGCACGAAAATATAATTGATTATTTTAATTTGGTCACCCATCAAATTAGTATTCCTTTATATTTAAAATTGTTAGATAACATCTGTACCGCAGATTATATAGATCGTATTACATTTCAAAAACAGATATGGCAATTTAATGAAATGAGTTCATTAATAAAAGTTTTTTACAATAATTTGTTATTACATAATAATTTACTAAATAATAATATACAAAAAAATGAGATTAAAACTATGAGATTTACTAAAGTTCTTACTAAATATAGTAATGAGTATAATAATATATTATTTATCCAAAACTTATGTCAAGTTTTTAGTTTAGATAAAAAAGATCTATTTACGCTATTTATTAAATTACAAAACTTATATATTTCCGGTGAAATATATAATTATATGGAAAAATATGAAATTACTAAATTGGATATTAATAGAATGTATAGATATATTGACAAATTTACTAATATAAATACAATATATTTCTATAATATAGAAAATAATATAGAAAATAATATAGAAAATAATATAGAAAATAATATAGAAAATAATATTTAATTTACATTGTTTCTTGTCTTTCATTCCATTTATCTAAAATATCTTGTGATAATACTACCGAATTATGCTTCATATATACTTGCGGATTTAAATAGAATGCTTGATTCGGGCTTGATGGACTGATTGGATAAGCGCTTTTTGAATATTTATTATTATACGATATGGTTGAACGAACTTTAAACAAATTTTGTTCATTCTTACTTCCTACTGTATAATTGTATTTTTCTCCAGTTATAGCATCTACAATTTGTGTTCCTACTACATCTGAATAATATATCTTTTTAAATGGTTCGCGGATTTCATTCATCGTAATTTCATTGTTTGATTCATCGTTTACGTTTCGGTCAGTTAAGTTGGCGGACATCATATCTGTTATATTTATTATATTTTTAAATTAAAATAGTTTCAATTTTTTTCTCCAATTCTTTTTTCCAATTCTTTTATAAATATATCTCTTTTTATGTTATTTTCTTTTAATTTTTGAATAATGAATGCTTGTTCTTTTAAATTATTTACAATTTGTTTGGTTGTTAAATTTTCAGACGGACCATTGATTTGTTCGTTGTGTAATATCATTTCTTCTTCTTTTTTTTTTATTATTAATTCTCTCTCGCGTGTTAATAATGATAATTGCTCTAATACGTCTGGTTTCATGGATGGTCTGCCTGGTTCATAATCAGTAAGTTGAGTTTCAATATCATGCATAAAAAAATTATACAATTCTTTATCTTTTATAAAATCTTCCACTTTTTTGTCTGATTTTTTAACATATTGTGGATTTGGATTATCCAGTAATGTTTTTTTATCAAATGTATTATGATCATGTGAAAATACTAAAATTGTTTTTTTGGGTTCTAATTGGACGAATGGTACCGTATAATTTTTTAAAAATGCTTTTTCTTCTGCCAAGGCCTCGGTGTCATTATATCTATGGTTCTTCAATAATTCGCGTTTAAATGCGAATGTGCCTGCGGTTGCATGATTAGGACCATATGGTCCAAATTGGACCATATGATTTATATGTTTAAAATATATATATATTTCACTGGAACCAGCACAAAGCGCTTTTGGATGCGATTGTAACATAGTTACCGCATGTATTATTCTATCTGGCGGATAATAATCATCATCATCCATATAAACCAATATATCACCTTTAGATTTATCGTGCATTAGATTACGTTTTTGTCCCAATGGCATTTTTGTATCATACTTATAATATTTTACATTTGCGATATGAGACACTAGTTCTTCTATTTTATCGGTTCCATCGTCAATAATTATCCATTCAATTTTATCTTTTGGATATGTTTGATGATTAAAACATTTTATAAGCGATGCTATAAATGGTCGTCTATTAAATGTTGGCGTACATACACTTACGAATGGTAATTTCTCTAATTTTTTTAATTTATTTTTATTTCCCATATTATTATTATTATCCATATATTTTTAAATCTTATTAATCACAATTATTATCTGAAGCGGGTTGTTGGCCTCGATGATTTGTGGTACAAAGATATAAATGCTGTATCAATTTCAATGACCAGCATATAATTGGAATACTACACCCTATGATTTTTATAGTTGGGTTCTGCATCGACAATAGTGGATTAAAATTAATAAGAAACTGACACCATAACACCATAATTATACCACCAAATATAAAACCTATCGATATTGCGTTTTCTTTGCGCGTTTGTTTAAACTCCGTATTATTTTCTAACCAAGGTTGTATTAACATTATAAAAAATAATTTTAGCGTGTTAAATATTGATATTATTACATTTGATGTAATTATTAAAATACATGACAATACCGCCAGAAAAAATGATATCGAATTAGCCATTTCTAAAAAGGTTGCTGATTGATGAATTCCCAGACTAAATAATGAATACCAAAATATAAATGGTAATAATATAATACAAAATAATAAAACTATAAAAAAAAAACACCAACAATCCGGTATATTTAGTTTTTTTATCTCTCCAAATATATCTCGAATACGTTTGTGTAATTTTGTTTGGGTTTGTGCTAATGAACCGATTAACCAGTCAAAGTATATTCTCGAACCTTCGCCAGCACTACCATCACCAGTATATTGCCCGCTATACCATTTATAAGGTATAGGGACACGCGAGCAAGTTTTGGTGGAACCGATGTCATTTGAGTTTTCGATACCAATACCAAATTGTGCCTCCGCAGCGATTAGCATATTTTGGCAAGGAGTTTTACGGGAAGTTCCATAAGGAAGTTTTGAACAGTCTACTGGTAATTTTTTATTTAATTGTTCTGGAGTTGCATTTTTATAATAAATTAGAGAGATATTTGCGATTGATAGAAATATTGCGATCGCTACACCCCCCAAACACCAATAAGAAAAAACTAATAATGAAGGTGGTGTAATTATTTTGACATCGGTATCTTCTTTTGTGGTAGCATCGGTCGGCGCATCATTCTCCGTCGCAACGTTGGTTGCCAGTAATCCAGTACCCAACAGGTCCACCTTATTAAATGAAAAATCGTCTATTAATGTCATATATATTATTATTATTATATTTTAGATATTTAGACATTTTATTTATAATATCAATCACCAGTGATGACATGCGAGGGAAGATTGATCTCAAAAAATTACAAATAGTATTTCTTCATAATTATCTAAAATGATTAAACTCTAAGGAAGCTTGACCATTTTCGATAGTTAATTGATTATATGTTTCTTCAAATAATTTGAAATTATAATTTAAATTATTAATTTGCCAATTGGTTTTATTATATCCATACTGATTCCCGGATATATCACATATTGGTATTATTCCTACTTGAGAAATATTTGTATTTGGTAATAATGTAAAAATGTCAGATTCAAAATCTATATGATTGTTATGTATTAGATTCATCGCACCATGTGGTTCTATTTCGTATGGAGAACTATTTAGAGAAAAATTATATGAATATAAGCCTTCGGTATATCCACCACTATTTCTTAAAAATTGCTCAACGGTATTATAATAGTTTGCTGCCATTTTTTCTTCTCTGTATTTTCCATCTAATAATACGGCCCATTGGTTTAATATGATATTATGAGTGTCTCTATAAGGACCCGTTATATACGGAAATATGCCTGTACTACTGGCATAATTATAAGTAAACGGAAAATAAGGAGGGAGTGTATCCATTCCGGTACCAACATATACGCTTCCAACGAATATACGAGAAAATCCTTGTTGTGTACATATTTGATAATTAAAACTTGAATCGGCCGAATAATTGTCATATAAAACATTATTTGGTAACATATTCGCAGTAGTAAGTTCAAACATTTGTGGTCCTGCCGTAAATGTTGGGTCTGGATTTGAAGTGTTATATTGAATGATTTGATAAGACAAATCATCCTTTATAGTATCTTCTAGTTTTTGATAAAACAATGGTTGTAATGTAATGTCTTGTTCTCCTTTATATTTCCAATTTGAATAATTGCTCCACTGATTTCTTAAATATACATCTGATCTTTGTAAAAACCATGTCCAATTTAATACCATATTATTTGACGTAAATCTATGTATTGTACTTCTATTTTGACTTGAGTTCTCAAATATGATTGAATGATATTGTTTTATTATATATTTTTGCGAAGAACTTTGAAACACTCTTTGTTCTTCTTCTTCTAAATAAACATATGTTGAACATAATCTTGGATTCGCAAACCAATTTCCCTGTGATTTATATTTCGCGGCCAAATTGACGCTGAGTGTAGTTTGTAAAGCTGCTTGTTGAACCAATGCCTGATTTATACTCGCATATTGTGTCGTAAACATATATAATTGATATAGTGAGTCTGTCGTATTTATTGTACTTATATATTTAGGCGGTACATATGGTTTAAAAATATTAAATTGTGAATAATATAATTGACGGGACCCACCCCAACAATTTGACATACATGGATTTGTATTA